GGAACGGTCGTTGCGGGACTGGTCCACTATGCGCACCTGGCGGTTTATGCCTGCGGCCGAGCCGGCGGGTGGGAGGGGGTGAAGCGGTTTGTGAGGACGGGTTCAACAGCGGTGGTGGCTGGTCCGAGTTCGGTCAATCCTCCCTCACCCCTGCCCTCTCCCCAAGGAGAGGGTGTCGCGCAGGTCAGTCCTGCGGCGTTGGCAGGTGGGACGATGATCTCGCCGGATCCACATATGAAAGGGCCGCTGGGATTGTGAGGCGTAAGATTTCGGTACAAACAAAAAACACAATGAAAACAAAACCATTAGCACTTATCGGCATCGCGGTGGCAGCGCCACTTGCATTTGCATTAACCGGGTGTGCGACGCAATCGGTCACGACTGCGGCATACAAAACTGAAGCGACGACGGACGCCGCTGTCACCACGGCCATGAGCGCCTGGGGCGCCTATGTATCCATGTATCATCCGCCGACCAGCCAGGAGTTGGAAGTGGAAAAGGCGTTCGACGCGTATCAACAGGCGGAGTTGGCGGCGATTGATGCCACGACAGCTTACGCGAACGCCGCCGGCACAAATTCCGTGGCCGAATCGCAACAGGAAACAGTGGCACTTACGTCGGCGACGCAGTCTCTGACGGATCTGTTGAATTTGGCGGCGCAGTTTGAGCAATCGACGAATAAATAGTGGCAGCGCCACTTGCCTGGATAAAAACAAAAACCGAAAACCCGTTCGAGGACGAGAACGAGAACGGCGACGAGAACGAAAGGAGTCAATAATCATGAATCAAGCAATGTTACAACTGGTGCTCTTCGGAATCGAAGAGGTCATTCAACAGGCCCCGGCTTTGGCGGCGGATCTGCAAAAGATATTCGCCAATGGAACGCCAACGGCGGCGGATTTTGCGGCTCTGCGAGCCAAGGTGGCGGCGCAGAGTTATCAGCAATTTGTGCCGGGGACGGCGGTTGGCGCCGCGGCCAAATAAAACCTGGAAAAATTAGAGCGGATTGACATCCGCTGCCACGCATAAAATGCCAAAAATCCTCATCTGGACCGGGGCGCATGATCCGTTGGATGGCGCGATAAAGTTTCTCACGCACGGTCGTGGGACGCATGCGGCGTTCCTGCGGGCCGACGGCGCAACGGTGCATGAGGCGTTTTGGCCGAAGGTACGGGACCGGGCGTTGACGGATGCTGATCTGCAAAATGCGCGCGCTTTCGCGATCGAAGGCGTGACGCATCAGCAATGCCTGGCGTTCGAGCATCTCTTCGACGCGAATCTGCGCCGCGGGATCCGGTACTCGATCGTGGACCTGTTTCGCTATGCGCTGAACATGCCGTCGAGGGATGAGCATCACACATTTTGTTCCCGGTACGTGCTGCACTGTTGCAATGCAATCCTGCACGAATATCAAATGCCGCTGATCCGCATCCCGGACCATGACTGGGCGAGTCCGAGGGATTTGCTGATTTCGCCGCGGCTTTCGGAGACGGATGTGCTCAGGGCTTATTTGGCGAGCGCGGCCGCTCTCCCTACAAATGAACAACACGAGAGCAGGCGCTCGCCACGCTCGCTAGCTAGAGCCCCGGCCCTCTCCCGCTGGGAGAGGGTGACAAGCAGGGCCGGTCAACCGCGAACTAACTTTATGAATAACGATCCGATCCACATTAAGCCGTCGCATAAGGGTTTGCTGACGGAGAAGGCGCGCGCGGCGGGGAAAAGCCCAATCGAGTTCGCGCATTATGTCCTGGCGCATAAGGATATTTTTCATCCGGCCACGATTAAGGAGGCGCAGTTTGCGGTGAATGCCTCGAAATGGAAGAAGTAGTCAGAGACTCCTGACGTCGTCTCCTACGAGATTAAGAATATGCCGATTTACGAATATGAAAACAGGGTGACCGGGGAGCGCGTAGAGCTGATCCGGTCGGTGGGGAAGAAATATGATTGTCCACCGGATTTGTTGCCGGTGATCTCGCTTCCCGGCAGGCCGAAGGTTGGAGATGGCCTGCCGAATCCCGCGGATGCTGATCAGTCGATTCCACGGGCGTTTAAGGAGTGCGAGCAGCGCATCGGGACGTCCGAGACCTGCCGGCAGAGCGGGTTTACCGCGAAACAAATCAAGAAAGCGTGGGGAATCTAACCGCGGAGAACAAAGAATATGAAAAAGAAAAAAGTTGAATTTAAATTTGATGGGGAAACAAACGCAGCGGCCGCCCTCCCTCACCCCGGCCCTCTCCCGCTGGGAGAGGGAGTCGCGCAGGTCCGTCAAGCCGTGGTCGACCGTGGGCCGTATGCGGTCGGAATGAAGGAAGCATACAAAGCGGATAGTGTGACTATCGAAACCCCAGGAAGCTCGGTCACTTATACCAGGCAGGACGTCGAGATGTGGTTGCACGGAATGAACATTGTGAGACGAATGGCTGGTGATGAGGCTTGCCGTCAGTCTGTCGCCATTACAATCAACAATAAAACTGCTGCAATGTCAGGGGAAAAGAGTACTTCTGCTCTACCTAAATTGGTGCGGGCGCTGGCGATCGTGGCAATCCTGTTTTCCGTTTTCATAGGCGGGCCATGCGATGGCTCGGAGATTATTCGGGGGTATGCGCCGGTGGATGGGCAGCAGCTCTATGCGGCGGACCTGGATAACCTGGTGGATGAATCGACCATTGGCGTGCAGTTCTATAATGATCAACAGACGACGCCGGTGCTGGGGGCGGGCTATTATTTCCTCATTTTGAACCCGGCGAATCAGACTTATTACCGGCTTAACGCGCAGCAGGTGCTTTACGGCAACACGAACTTTTTCATTAACGCCCCGCTTGAGAGTGTGCCGGGATACGGACTGATGTTGTTTTATGACCCGACAAATGGATGGGTGGCTTCCACCACAGTTTCAAATTTTCTTTGGAACTCGGCGTCGAACATCAATGTGGCGGGGTTATCGTTCGCCAATACGAACAATGGCGGGGCCACGAATGCGTTTGTTCTGGCGCGCTGGCCGTACCCGGGGCCATCGGGCGCGGCGCCGAACTGGACAAATTATCCCGCGCATTTTCTCATCTTCGATACTAACGGCATTCCGTATCGAGAGGGGATGTCCAACCTCGACGTGAATGTGGCGTTTGACCTGGGGACGGTCTATGCGCTGCCTTATGAATTCGAACAGGAATTCGCGCCCTGGCGATTGTATGGGACCAATACAGCGGCGCCGTACACGAATGCTTTCGGCTGGCAGACCAATTTTCCAATTACGGCGTATTTCCAGACGAACATTTCCGGCACGAACCTGCCGACGTTGACGGACAACGACACGATTCCAATCAATTCGACACAGCAGGGGGTGGTTGGGAGCGGCCCGACAAACACGGCGGCTTCCCTCCTGTCCATCTACGAGTACATGACAAACAAGAACGCGTTGCCGCCGTATACGATTGCGCGGATTCAGTTCGCCGGCGTTCCGGACCAACTGGCGATCACTAACATGGATTCGATAACGGGGTTTATCACGAACGTAAGCGCGGCGATCGATTGGTCAAACTCATTTCCGGTAGCCGTATCCTGGGCTGGAGAGGTGGCGCAGATTCCGACCGTGCCCAGCGTGCAGAGTAATACGCTTTTTTACGCAGTGCAGACCAATAACGGAACGGCGCCGCTGGCGTTTCAGCTTTATACGAATTTGGCGACGGCGTTGACGAGGACCACGCCAATAACCGGGAACGGTGTGAACCCGACGCACGGCGGGACGTTGTATTGGATTACGAATGTTACGTGTGTGAATGCGGACGTGATACAGACGGTATCGGCGACGTCACTGCGGACCGGCGTCTATGATGTTTATTTTCGGACCCCGGCCGCGAATGCGCTGTATTACTTGTCCGGGATGTGTTTGCAGCCGCCTGCGGGGGGCGGCTTCGCCAATTTCACTGAGCATGTTGTTCTTTCCCAGGATGATATGATTACGACGAATTTTGTCCGGATTTTGACGGAGGCGGATAATAACAACGCGGCGCAGTCGCCGCTGAACCAGGTACTCATACAACCGCAATAAGACTCGTCGGGCGAGGGCGCCCTCCGGGCACGCGGGGCGCGTGCGCTCCCCAAAAAAGAAGGAAAAACACACTATGACTCTGACTGATTTAGCGAATCATATCTGCACCCAATGCGGTATGACGGACACGGATGACGTGGCGGCCGCACAAATGTTTCTTCAACGGCGGCTGGAGATGATCTGGAATTCGGCGCTGTGGCGGGACTCGTTACTGGAGGCGACTTTGACCATCAATCCGGATGACACAACGACGCTGTCGGATTCGTATTGGATTTCGGAGCGCTCCGTTCTTTTGCTGCCGGCGGCCATTGAAAAGGTGATTGCGGCGCGGCTCAATACCAACATCCTGGAGGCGTCGTCGCTGGAGAGTTATTACCGGACGGACACGGATTGGCTCGATTACCAGGGCACGCCGTTTGAATTTCAGGTGCTCAAGCCGGTCGTGATGGAATGGGCGAGTGCGCAGATGCTTTCAGCATTTGACACCAACGCGGCGGATTCAAGCGCTGTGCCGGCCATTAGTTGCAATTTTTCTTATTCACCGGATGGAGTTACGATTTCGAACGGGACGTGGGGCATGTCGGGAAATGCGACGCCAATCGCCACGGCATTGCAACTGTTCACATTCAGCAAGCCGGTAACGCAGGGGAATGTGATGCTTTCGATTCCAGGAGCGGATCTGGTTCCTTCCGGCGCTATTTATCCAAAAAGCACGGACGAATATGATGTCAGCGGATTATTGACGCCGGGTGCCGCCTACCTAATTAAATGGGGGCCAAACGATACGTATTTTAACTATGGTGTGTCGGCTGACAATTCGACCCAAATTCACAACCCGGGCGGCGGCGGCACTTCGATTTTCACGTATCCAGCCGGCGCGACTTACGCTGTGCTCGGCGTAGGTGATTCAGACAACACGCCCGTAACGGCGACCATCAGCCCATTGCGATGCGCCGTGACAGTTCAGGCGGCCCGCAATAATGCCCCGATGCATCAGCGCATCCGGTTGACGGAAGCGCCAACGGTTTCGACCAACCTGCGTGTTTTGGGAAAGGGGAAATGTCCGATTTTAGGGCCTTACGATTCAACCCCGATTACCAATGCGGAACCGGCACTGATGGCGTTTGCGCGCGGCGATTTGCTGTTGCGGCAACGGCAGTTTGGCAAGGCGGCGCTGGCCCAGCAGGAGGGCGCTTCGTTGCTCAAGGAACTCGTGGAAAACGAAGCCTTCCAGCAGGCGGGTGAATTCAGGATTCAGCCGGACGGAGGGTTTGGGTCGGATATCTGGTGGCGCACGCAGCCGGATTCTTATCACCCCCTCTGAATTTACGATCTATGGAACAGATGTTTGCAAGTCGCGGAGCGACATTGGAAATTAGCCAGACACGCGGTGTCTGGCGGGCTGTGAGAAATGATGTTTGTCCTGAAGGGACAACGGAATCCACCCGTCCCTTCAGGACGGAATATCTTTGCATTAAATCCAGACACTTTGCGTCTGGCTACATTCCGCTTGTGCCTTCAGCACGAGCAAAACATCTCGGTCCCTCCAACGCCGTGCCCTCCGCGTTTGTGCGATGAAGACCCCTTTCGATATTAACCTGCGTCCGCAATCCGCAACACGCGCGGCCAAACCATTTCGACTTTTAACGATTTAACGTTTCAACAACGCAATTTTTATGGCCATAGACAGCTCAATGCTTCAACTGTACGGCAAGCCCATCTTCACGATCGATGGGACGGATGACGATTTGCAGTTTGAGCAGGTGATTGATTTTTCCGGGGGCGAGGATGATTACCGGCGTTCGACGCTTATCGCCCAAAACCAATGCCAAAAGCTCATCAACGTGATCGTGCGGGACAATTATGAAGCGTGGACAAGGCCTGGAGCGGACCGGTTTGCACCGGGGCCGCTCGCCGCGGCGGCGGTCATGACGCTGGTTTATTTTGATACGCCACAGAACAAGTTTTTGCTGTCGATTTGCAATGGGATACTGAGGGCGTGCGCGGGGCAGAATCAGAATTGGCAATCGAGTTTCAATGGCGGCGCGACTTATACGGCCGCCAATACGAACACACAGGTCGAGATAGAACAGGGCGTTGATACGGTCCTGATTTCGGATGGCGTGAACGCCATGGCCATCCTGGATGGCGACTTGAATCTGACGACTTGCACGACAACGGCGGGCGATCCTCCGGTGGGGGCGACGATTCTTTGCTGGCATACGGGCCGGATGTTTGCCGCCGGATTTTCGGGCATTGGCGGCGGCGCGGTGCCGCGAGATACGATCGCCGTGAGCAACCTGCTGGCGTTCGGAAACGGACAATGGAATTTGACGACGCGCAGTTTCCGCGTGGGCGACGGGGATGGAGACCCGATTGTAGCCCTCTATTCCATGCAGGACTCGAACCTGGCCGTTTTCAAGGCGAACAGCATTTGGCTGGTGAATACGCCGGCCTCCGCGGATGCGAGCGGGTTCAGCGCGACGACGGATGTGGATAGCGTGGCGTTTGGAGTGGGTTGCGTGGGCAAACGGGCGTTGTGCGGCGTGGCCAATGACATTTTTTTCATGGCGCAGGATGGTGTCCGGAGTTTGCAGCGGATGCAGGCGGCGGCCGGGCAATGGCAGCTTTCGGCGCCCATCTCGCAACCGGTCCAGAAGTATATCGAGCAGATCAATCCGGCGGCGCAGCCGGGCATCGTGGCGACTTCGTACAAGGAATTTGTCTTCTTTGCGATTCCCCTGGGCACGAGCATGGTCAATAACGCCGTGCTGGTCTATAACACGCGGTTAAGTTCATGGCTGGGTTGCTGGCAAAACTGGACGCCTTCAGCGTGGACCGTGAGCCGGTTTAACCCGGTGCAGCAGCTTCTATTCGGGGACAGCCTCGGCGATGTGAATTATTGGAAGGATGCGGCTTCGACGACTGACCCGGCGACTTACACTGACGCCGGCGTGAATATCGCCACGGCGATCTGGACGCGGTCGTTTCAGTTTCTCCAGGCGGTGAATGACAAGTTTCCGTACAACTGCACGCTGCGATTTACGGCGGGGAACTCGGTGGTGTCGGTGGCCGCGATCATGGATTTGGCGCAGCAACTGGCCTGGCAGTCTCAGATGCAACCGGCAGGGGATATTTTGGGCCAGCACATCCTGGGGCCGTTTCAACTGGCGACCGTGAAACCGGCAAAGATAGAAAAGTCCCTGCGTTCGTGTCCGGCCTTCAACGAGATGTATCTGACGATTTCGACGTCGAGCGGGTATATGCAACTGCGAAATATCACGGTCGCGGCGTTTTTGAAGGCGTTGGGCAATTGAATCTCACGCAAAGGACGCAAGGTGAACGCGATGAAAAATAGATTTCAAAATCTCCCGGCGCAGCCTCCAATTGAATGCCCTGAAAGGGCGAAGTCATGCCAAGCATAAATCTGATCTACGGCCGCTCCATTTCGCATTCCGAATTTAGCCATCCGCATTCTGCGATGGGCCATCCATCTTCGCAGGCTTTCACCCTCGCCAAATTCTTTCTGAATCATCGAGGGCGTTGTTTCGAGGGCTGGTCCACGGACAAAATATTCTATTACGTCCTTGTCAATCTGCTTAACCGCAATGTCTTCGTGGCGTTGGCGGACAAATTTGGGCGGATTGGCACTTCCGTCCTGCCCGGGATTGGCCTGGCGGTCATTGCGTGGCTCGACGATGCGGCACGAATTCAGGATTTGGATGCCTGCGGGTTGCCGTTGTTCGATTGGAATGGGTTTCCATCCGATGGCGATTCCATTGTGATTGCCGACGTCGCCGGCGATCGGCGATTAATGCCTGAAATTTTAAAACAGGCGATTGTGCGATGGGGAGAACACGCGCCTCGCGTGTTGTTTCGCGCGCCTTCGCGCGAAACGGACGCGGTGGCGCGCCCTGATGCTCGCGGGGCGCGAGCGCTCCCCACTCAGAAAAGATTGTTTACGTATCGTCGCAGGAAATTGGTCGAACTGAGTTGGAAAACAGTGATTAGATTTTCAAATCAAGCATGAAACAAATGCCTTTCAGTCGCGGAGCGACATTGGAAATTAGCCAGACACGGAGTGTCTGGTGGACTCTTAAAGAGGTCCCTGTCCTGAAGGGACGACGGAGTTTCCGCCGTCCTTTCAGGACGGAATATCTCCGAGTGAAATTCTTAAATTGGAAGACCGCCCTCTACTTCAGCCGAATAAATGGTGGGTTACTTTGCCGGTAAAATGAACCCCAGGAAAAGAATTTCTACCGCAAGAATGCAAACCGGAATAATTAATCCAATTAACCAAACCGACCACCGTCTTGTCCATTTGGGAATCATCAACACCCCATTCGATATCAGAATGACGAGAATGGAACAACAAACGAAATACCAAAACGGCGTAAACCAGGAACCCTCCTTAAAAACCAGGGCGAACAGCAACAAATTAAGCGAAATAAAAGCCGTGAGCGGCAACAAAACCCCATGAACCATCTTTGTCCCAGACCGATACCCCGTAGATATAGCGGCGCCGATCGAAACCAAGAGTCCGATGCAAGCGATGACGATGAGTCCAATCATTTGAGGACGACGATTGATAACTTGACCAATGTACCCACGTCAATTGTAAATCGAAAATCGTAAATCCCCATGGCTTCTTCCCCAAACATACCTGATCCAAACGCCGCCGCGGTAGCGGGCGCTCTCGCGCAGGCCGGGACGTTTCCGTTCCAGCAATACATTGATTATCTTGCGCAGACGGGCGGCGCCGCGAATGTGGGCGGTACAAACTATAATTTTACCGGCCTGGGCAATGCGCAGCAGAACGCCGCGCTTTCGCAGGCGATGTTGCCGGCGGAATTGAACATCCAGCAACAGTACGGACCGCAATATGTCCAACAGGCGCTGGCGAATTTGCGGCAGGCAAACCCGAATGCAGTCGCGGCACGTCAACAGGAGTTTTCCAATATCGCCTCGAATGCCCAGGCGACGCCAAACCGTCCGATGGCCACCGGCCTGCAGAATCAGATTCTCGCGCTCGCCGGCCAGGGCAGCAATCTCACCACCGGGCCGAACAGCGAAACCGAAGCCGTCCAGCAGGGTGTGCGCGGACAGCAGGTCGCAAACGGGATTTATTTGGGCAATGCGCCGGCGTCGCAAGAGGCCGCGGCGGTGGTCAATGTCGGGGACCAGCAACAGCAGCAGCGACAACAACAGGCGCTGGACTTTTTACAGAGCGGGGTTTCACCGGAAGACGTGACCTACCGGCGCGTGCAGCAGTCGCTCTCAAACCTGGGCAATGCGATCAATGGCCAAACGCCCGAGGCGCAATTTCAGTCGCTCTCAGGCGCGGCGAGCGGAGCGGCGCCCTTCAATACGGCAGGGGTACAGTCGCCGTCTGTGAACACGAACTCGGCGTTGCAGGGGCTTCAGAATGCGTCGGAGATTTACGGCGGAAATGTGAATTGGGCGGAGAACCAGGCGAATCCGTGGACGGTGGGGCTTTCGTCGCTCGCGGGCAGTGCGAACATTTTAAACAGTAGCGGGGCGTTGGGGAATTTATCGAATGTACTGACGCCTGCGCCCACGGTTAATTACGGACAATACGCGAGCCCGGGTAATTGGAGCACACCGTCCCCGGCCGCAACGACGGCATCGCCTGCGAGTTGGAGTCAGACGATTCCAGTGGGAGAAGGATCGTGAACGCCCATGGCGAAGATGGTAGGGACGCTGCGCCGCGGCGTCCAGCGCCGCGTGCAGCGGCGCAACGAGCGTTGTCGGACGATCTTCCGCGACGATTCCGCGCTCCACGCGCGGTGACGGCGCAGGGGACGCGAAACTCCACGATCCCCCATCCTCGCCGCAAATAGGCGTGGCCCCGGTGCAAACCGGCCAACAATTCACAATGAAACCGCCCTCCGCGAACTGCCGCTGAAATAAAAAATGGAAAATATGGAACATCGAATTGATGCGATTCAAGGGGTAGTTAAAGCCCGTAGGGCTGGCGTATTTGTGGAAAACGGATCTAAAACAAATACAAAGCATTCCATGTTGGCGCAGCCACTAACTGAGAACCCTGAAAGGGTTCACGATATTAGCCAGGGGTCAAGCCCGACTCCGGGAGGGCGACCACCCCTGGTAACTGTCACAAATATAATTCCCTCTCCCGCGGGCGCGGGGGACGCGAAATTCCACAATCCTCAATCCTCGCCGAAAACAGGCGTGGCCCCGATGCAAACCGCTGGTTCCGCTTCAACGCTCATCGACTCCCTCCAGGCGGCCGTCGAGCGTATGCCGCAGGTGGAATTGCCGCTGACGCATCGGTTCACGCCGGGGATGTATGTTCGCACGATTTTCATGCCGAAGGGCGCGCTGGTGATCAGCAAGATTCATCGCACGCAACATCCGTTTGTCGTAACCAAAGGACGATGCCTGGTTTGGGCTCCCCGCCAAAGTGCGCCGGGTGAGGACACCCGGCCTGCAACCGAGGTCCAGGAAATTGCGGCCGGCCACATCGGGATCACCCTGCCGGGGACGCGTCGCATCATCTATATATGCGAAGACACGGAATGGACGACGTTTCATGCCACGAACAAGACGACGCCGGAAGAAGTCGAGGCGGACATCATCGAGCCGCACGACTTTGACCGGGAAGAAGCGTTGGCCCAAATGGGCCGGATGAATGGATTTCTGGATGGGTGGATAAATGAGCAAGGCTCGCTCTCACCTCCGCCTTCGAAGGTGAAATCCTCTCCGGAGGAAGAAGAGGATGCAGGTGAGAGCGGGCATCGATCATCGGCGAAGGGGCCGATTCATTTTCCATTAATCCAACAATCCACTAACCCAAAAATCCAATTCTCATGAGTTTTGCAACTACAGCCACAGTGATAGGAGCCGTTGGCGCGACCGCCGGCCTGGCAGAAACCGGTTACGCCCTTGCGGGTGGCAACCAACCTCAATACCCAAATGAAGCCGCGTCGTCCGCGCAGATGGCGAATACGACGGCGGCGTTGTTGCCGATTCAGCGCGGGATGGCTGCCGCGGCGCAGTCGGGCGGCAATTATACGTTCAATTTGCCGCAGGGCGCATCGGCATCCGCGCTGGGAATCCAGCAGTCGGGCGGCGGCTGGTATGGACCGAATGGGCAGCTCGTTTCCGGCGATCAAAATTACCTGCTACCGCAGGCGAACCCGGGCTATTCGCGTTACGGCGGCCAGCCGCAATATAATTACGTTTCGCCGCAATCGGCGGGGCTTGCCTGGAAGCCGGGGGCAACGACGATTGACGGCGTTCCGATCAAGCAGAACGGCGACGGTTCCTACACGATTGATTTCAACGGTTACGGCGCCGCGCAGGCCGCGGCCACGGAAGCGCAGCAAAGTGCGGCGAGCCAATTGTCGCTCGAACAGCAGTATGACCCGAAGTTCATCGCCCAGGCGTTGCAACAGGAACAACAGGCCGATCCCGAAAGTTTCGCCGCGCGGAATGTGATGAATAATCTGGTGGAGCAGCAAAGCGCCGCGCCGCTGAATGAGCCGGTCTCGACGATGCTGAATTCGCAGATCCAGGATGCGCTCAACGCGGGACAAAATAATTCGCTCACGACGACGGATACGGAACGGTTGAATGCGGCGGTGTCGAATGCGCTGGGGTCGAGAGGAGGAGGCAGTGGTGGCAGCGGTGGCAGTGCCACTGACGTTAATTGGGGTCAGCCGTTGACGAGTGAGTTTCCGGGGGAACAGCGGCAGGCGCAGGCGGCGCAATCGGCGATGGGATTTTTTGGGAGCGGCTCCGATCCCGAGGACATTGAGTATCGGCGCACGCAACAAAACCTGGCGAACCTGGCGGCGGAAGCCAATGGACAAACGCCGAGCAGCCAATTTTCGTCGCTCTCCGGCGCATCATCCGGGCCGGCGCCGATGTCGAGCGGGGCGACTTTGCCACTCTTGACCGACAACGGCGCGGCGGCACAACAGATCGGGCTGCAAAACTGGGAAACACAAATGCAGAACGCCAATAACCAGGTCAACCCGTGGATGACTGGACTTACGGGGATGCTGAACCTGGGCAGCGCGCTGACGCCAAGGGCGACGACCGCAATGCCCACTTTGTTAAGCCCACAAAATCCGGCGTCGTGAGTTCGCCTGCCTTCGCGTCCATCGCGGGACAACCTCAAATCTGAAATAAGAACATCGAACATTTAACGTCCCAAACTGAGAGAAAACTATGAACATACGAAGCGCAGAATTATTGAATCAATCGCTGCAAAATGCGGCGGATAACATCTATCGCAACCGCGCCCTGACGGCGTCCATGCAGGAGGAAGCCGAACGGAACGCCGTGGAGCAGTCCTTTCGCAACGCCATGATGCAGCATTACGCGAACATCGAGCAAAAGCAGGCTGAGTCGGCGGATTTGCAGGAGCAGCGGCTGGAGAACGAAGATAATGCCGTGGAAAAAAAGTACGGCGTGGTGCAGGCCATCCAGGACGGCAAGGACGCCCAGGAACGAGTGATGCAGGGGCTCCAGGGACTTTCGCTGGACCAGAAACTGTCGCCGCTCCAAAAAACGGAATATCTCCGGCAATCCATTGATTCGATGCCGTCGCAGGGCAAAACCGCTTTCTTGCAAAACCCGCAGATCAACGCCCTTTACCAGGGCCAGGGTGATTGGGGAGCGGTGGCAAGTCTGGTTCAACAGCATCAGGCCGCCGCAAAAGCGGCTGGCGCGAGATTGAAATCGAACGCCGGCGACACGGGCGACTTCGACCGGGAAGTCAGCCAGGCGCCGCAACAAATCGCCAATGCGGTGGCGCAAAACGACCCCTACGTGCCCAAGGATGCCGACACCGGAAAGCCCATGCTCCCGGTTACCGTCAATCCGGCCGATGCGCAGCGTATGGGCGTTTTGGCGGGGCAATTGGCGGCTGCGGGCGTGCCGGGTCCGATTCCGACCGCCGCAGGCCTGATCTTCGGGACCAACGCGGCGGTGCGGCCAAACATCGCTCCGGCCCGGCCCGGTTCCGGCTCCGGCTCCAGCAGCGGCAGTGGCGGGAATGGCAGCGGAAATAACACGACAACGAATTCATTCACGTTGACTCCGGGTGGCATGAATCAGGATGCGTTGGCGAATGTGGAAGCGGCTCCCGGCGGACCTGGTATTTTGAAATCGTTTGGCATTGCTCCGCCGCAACCATCAGCCGGTCAGGACGTCCCGCCTACATCCCCGGCGCAAAGCGTCCGAGTGCAACGGCCGGACGGCACAATTACTTCAATTCCGGCGGTTCATCTGAACGACGCCTTGAAATACGGATACAAACCCATCACGCAATAACCGATTACTATGTCCACTACAGCTTCTATTCCACCGTTCCTGCGGGAGATTCTTGCCACGCCGCCTCGGGCGGGTACCGGAGTTCATCAATGGCTTAAGAAAGATGGGCGCGACTATGCGCTTACCACCGAAAACTGAGTTTCGTTCCACCTTTTACGTATCAGGGAATCGAGGGGTGAAACGAACCGAAAAATGGGCCAAAATGCCAATGAAATTAGGGTATCAAGTGGAACGAAACCGCGAAAAAAAGAGGGATTTTCGTTCCAGGACGAGGCTGTTTTCGATTGTGGTAAGCGAATGAGAAAAACCATTAATTGAGGGATTTTCAGGTAAACGGA